TCCCAGTCGACTGCTTTACGCTTTTCGATCTGGCCGTCTTTAGTGGCTTTGCTGACCTGGTATTCGTGGATGCGGTAACCAAGGGATACATGCCGAAGGATGCCATCGGCTACATCATCGAATACGCCCTGCTGGTTGCGACTGAATCGGCAAGTGCCGATCAGCTGGCCTTTCTCGATGCGCCAGTCTTCTGTTACACCCAGCACCGCATTGATGCCGCTGTAACGATTGTGGCTGTCGAGAACACTGAGACCCTTGTTCAACCGGTCGGCGCGAATGGCTTTTTCGCTGACCTCCAATGACTCCTCAAACGGGTCTGACCACCAAGACTGCCGGATACCGGCTTCGCCTGTGGTGAACACCACTTCGACCGTCATATTCTCCCGGTCTACCGTTTCAGGCCGAAAGAAGGCCTTACCCTTGAGGTTCGGCATTTGCTCTTTTCTGATCGGCATCGCCTGGCTCCGTTGTCTTAATGCTGGATATTTTTACAGCTATTCGTCGGGGTCGTCTGTTGACGGCTCAGATTTATTGCTGTCGCTGTTACTGCTGGCCGAGTCGTTGTTGTCGAGCTGGTTGCCGGCAGAGCTGAATTTGCTCGGGTCGAAGTCAAACGGCAGGTCACCCATGGTGGCCTTGGCTTCTTTCCAGGCCTGAATGGCCGCTTCAAACTTGATGCCGTGCTTGCGGGTGAACTGCTGAGGTGTCATGGCACCGGTGCGGACCTTCTTGATATCCACGTCCAGCTCTTCTTTCGGGTTCACGGCTGAGCGGTGCGGCAGGATCCAGCTGCGCTGCTTGGCGGATACAGGGCCAAACTTGATGGTGTAGAGGTCATCGAACCAGTTATGCACCCGATCCAGCGCCGGCAGCAGCATGAAGTTCTGCCAGCGGTCGAGGTTGGTGTAGAACTCACCACGCGCCAGCCGTCCGGATGCCCAGGTAACCTTGCTGAAGTCGCCAGTAATCTGCTCCCGGGTGGCACCCACACCCACGGCAATGTCTTGCAGCACTTCGGCGTTGAAGTCGGTGGTGTGGTTAAGGTTCGGCGGTGTGACCACAGTCACTTCGGTACCGGAGTCGGTGTAGGCGATCATGCCGGACTCCATTTCGGAGTAGGCCTGGCCGTCTTCGTCGCGCAGGGTGCTGTTCTTGCTGCCCAGACCCATATCACCGGCAGGCTCTTTGACGATGACACCAAAGCAGGCGGCGATGCGCTGTTGCATCAGCACGGCATCGCGCCACTCCTGTCGCATATCGACCAGATCAGCAATCGGGTGCAGCCAGCTGACGCCCAGATGCTGGCCGGGGCGGTCCTTCCAGTAAATGTGGATGATGTCATCCGCCGGGAAGAACTCGCTTTCTTCGCGGTAGAAGTTGCCGACCAGCTTGGTTTTCAGCCAGTAGCCTTTGATACTGCCGTCTTTGCGGTACTCGATGCCGCTGAAGATTTCGCCGCCTTCATCGGTCAGGCCGGACTTGGATTCATCCAGGTACTGCTGCTCAAGCGTTTGCAGCACCAGCGGAAAGGTCATGGCGTTGTTGATGATGCGGCGCACGAATACACCACCCGACTCAACCACGGTGGCCGCCCACAAGTGTTGCAGGCCCCAGAAGTTGTAATGGTGTTCGTAGTCGCACAGCGGGGAGTTGGCCCAGGCCTCGAAGGTGTCCTTGTACTTCTCCACCCGGCGCGGACTGCCACCGATATAGTCGGGCTTGATGCCGTCACCCACCATGTTGCTGGCCAGCACCGCCTTGATGCGGTTGCCGATCGCGGTGTTGCGCACCAGATCCTGAGCGCCACCGGCAAGGCCGCGATGGCCCCGCGCCACCTCTTCCGCTGCCCGACCGCCACGGCGGCTGTAACCAGTCGATCCACGGTTGGGGCGTGCGGCGTTGTAGGCGCGCAGTTCGTCCAGCACCATGCGCTGACGCTGCCGGTCAACGGCTTTCTTGGGGTTGGTGACTTCGTACCACTTATCGATCAGGTTCATTTCAGCGTCCCGAATCGTACCCTGCGCACTCCACGCGGGCGGTTGGCGTGTTGGATGCCCAGCTCGGCTTCCATCCGGTCAATGGCCTGCGCCATCTGCCGCATGGACTGGTATTCAACCCATGTATCCCCTTCGCGCACGCGCATAACGCCACGGGCATAGGCTTTCTTTAGGTTGGCGAGCTGTTCGTGGGTGAAGGTGGTCATTCAGCGGTTCACCGTGCCTGTGTATTTATCCAGTCATCCTCCGGTGATTGCGGTCGAATACAAGTCAACCGCTCAGCGCTTCTTGAACCATTTGGATGGGCGTTTTTTGCGCGGCGGGGTGCCGGTAGGTGTGGCCGGTACCTTCTGGGGGGTGGTGCCTTGTGTGGGTGCCGTGCCTTCTGGTGATTCTTTGCCGTAGCGGGTTTCGCGTTCTTGCCAGTCATCCTCGGTCATGCGGTCGAGCCCCAGCATCGCAGACGCGGCGCGGGCGTAGTTGCGGCAGTCAAGGTAGTGGTTGTGGTCGCGGATACGTTCCCATACCTGCTCCAGGTAGCCACGGCTGTTGGCCCGTTCCACCAGTATTTCGGCGGTCAGCTGCTTGAAGTAGTCATCGCCCCACTCAGGGAAGTGGCAGTAACCGGTCGGCCATTCAGAGCCTTCGGCCAGTGCCTCATCAGTCGGGCGCGGCAGCAGCAGCCACTTGTAGAGCTGTTCCTTCAGCACATTGACGCCCACAGGCCACATCTTGATACCGCCGTCTTTGCGGATGCCATCGATGCTGATTTGTACCGGCTTGGGCGTGCCGATCATGGTGGTCAGGCTACCCACGCCCTTGATGGCTCGCAGCCGTGGCGTGCCGATCTGGGCAACGGTGTTGTACACCTCTTGGGTGTCGTTGGATGAGTCGATCAGCGCCAGCTCTATCGGCATGGCGATGCCGTGCTGGTTGGTGTAGCGGGTTTCAAGGAACTTGCTCAGCTCTTCCTTGGTGCTGTCGGTCGAGATATGCCCCTCAATCACGCCGATATCGATGGACCAGCTGCGCTTCTTGCGGCCATACGCGACCACCTCAAAGATGAGGTAATCCTTCTGAACGTCGATACCGCAGACGATCATCAGTCCGCCTGCCGGTACGTTACCCAGCGGCCAGGTCTCGCGGCGTTCATACAGGCGCTGCCAGTCTGGTGCGTCTCCTTTTTCGCGGTATACGTTGGCCAAGCGTGTATTTTCGAACGCCTTGAGCGCCTGAGGGCTGTCTTTGGCATCCACGTATTCACGCGCCAGCGCCACTACGGAAATAAACGGGGATGCCAGTGCAGACGCTTTAAACCCTCTATGGTGCTTAATTTCAGGGCGCCGAGGCACCCATTCATGGTTGGCGATTGACCAAAAGCGGTCACTTTCGCTCCATTCAGCGCCACAAGCTCCGCAGATGATGCGGGCCTTGTCCGGCAGTAGATTTCCGTCTTTGTCTTCCGGTATATGCGGCACTACGTGCTTGTACCAGTCGAGCGGTTCAGAGTGGCCACAGTGCCTACAGGGCTGGTGGAATTCACCCTGGTCTGACTTCAGCCATTCCTGATGAATACGGGACCGACCTTCGACCGTAGGCGAACAGGCGGTGATTTTCTTGGCGCGCCGGCCATAGGTTGTGGCACGGCCCCACGCCACTTGGATCGGGTCACCCTCACCGCCGGAGCCGCCTTCACCGGCACCCACGTTCATCGGGTATTTGTCACACTCATCGAACAGCATGATTCGACAGGCGCGCATAGCAAGGTCAGTCGGGTTGCGGGCCGAGACTATGGATATCTGACCACCCGGGAACTGTTTCTGCAGGATGGTATTGCCCTGCCCCCGGCGGTTGCTGCTGAAGATATCGCGGACGGCCGGTGTGGCGGTGACCGATTTAACCAGACGCTCCTTGGACCACGCTTCGGCGGTTTCCGTCTTCGGCGCCACGTACATGATCGGGGACGGCTCCTGGTGCATGTAGTACAGAGCCGCGTTGAGCATTAACTCGGTCTTCATCAGCTGGATGCAGCACATAACCGTGACTTCCTGAACCTCAGGATCGGTGATGGCCAGCATCGGGGCGCGGGCGGCTTCAACACGATCGGTGCGCCACTTGCCTGCTTCAGCTGAGTTGTCAGGCAGGTACCGGAAGGTATCCGCCCACTCAACAAGATTGAGCTTGGGTGGCGGCTTCAGGTTTGCCTTGATGGCATCCTCAAGCCTGCGCCTGAGGTTACGAAGGCAACGAAAGTGAAGCGGCTCACTCGCTGCCATCGTCATCCTCTATGGTGAAGTCGGCCAGCTCTTCAAGCATCCGGTACACCTCTTCCTCAAGGCGCTTTTCGATGAATCCGGATTCCTGATGCTCCAGCTGAGCGGCACACTTTGGCAACGCGATCAGGCTTGCCCTGATGGTGGCCAGAGCATGCCCCAGTTCTTCAAGGATGGCCTCCACATCACCGTAACGCTCTTCCTCAACCGCAAGGCTGATCTCTTCCTTTTTCATCTTGGCCAGTTCGGTGCGACGGCGGATTTCGTCTATGTCGAGTTCGTCTGCATCCCCGCTGCCACGGGCCTTTTGCAGTTCCCGATCCTTCCACCAACGAATACAGGCAGCCGAATCGTAACGGGGTGAGTTGCGCGCACCCTTTTCGTCATAGATCGGCATGCCGGCCTTTGTGAACTTGGTGATGGTCGGACGGCTGACACCGATAATCCGCGCCAGCTCAGCGCCATTACAGAGGGTGCCGAAACCGCCGTCAGAGTTAGCACCTTTGTGGTTGTTGCCTGTTCTTGCCATGTACAAAAACCCAGTAGTCGCACTGGCCTGTACCCTACTCCACCGGCTGTCGGTCGTCTGTGGCCGTAACCTGTTGATGGAGTTGCCAAAACCTGAAAAAGCACTGAGTACAGAAAC